TACCAAGTTATCAATGATTGTTGCTTTATCTGTAGCCATAGTAGGTTGCTTTGCCATAGAAGGTTGCTGAACAACAGGTGGCGGAGCAAGCATTTGCTGAATACTAGGCTGTAAACCTGTGTCCTCAAAGTCCATCAGGAAATTGTTTTCTCTTATTCTTGCCATAATTCTTACTCCACTTTAGGGATTTGTGCTTTTCAACTTACCAAGGTGTACCAGTAGCCTTTACAGGGTTTTTCTTCAACTCAATCTGAGCCGCCAAAGCAGACTCAGTAGCATCCTTGTCAACAGACTCCCAAACCCAATCAAGGACTGTGGCTTCTGTGAGGGATGCGTAAGGAATTGTAGGAGTGCCTTCAGCCCATGAGACTGTTGCGTAGGCAGAGGCAGAGTGTTCTCCATCTACTGCTGTGCAAGTCCAATGGGCACAAAAAACGAACCCGTCTGCTGTTTTGCTATCAAGATTTGAGACTGACCAGTTGTATGTTGTCATGATTTTCCTTACAGGTTAGCGGCATCCAAACGTGCCTTGAGTGATTCAATGATTGCTTGTTGTTCTTGGATGGCTTTGACAAGACGAGCTTCTGTTTTGCTCCAACCTGTAATGGACATAATTTTTTCAGATGAATCGTCTGTTGAAATTACATCAGGATAAACCTGTTGTATTTCTTGTGCTATGAAACCAACCTGATGACCGCCACCATAAGACTCAATGTAGTCAAACTCAACAGGGCGCAAAGCCATAATGTTTGCAAGTTGTGATGGCAGCTCAGCAATATTTTCTTTCACCCGTTGATCAGACGTTGAACCAAACGCTGCTGTGTTTGCGCCATTAGCGGTGATTTTCCCGCAGTTTGCACTGCCATTGTTAATTTGGAACTGAATAAAGTTCTGTGATGTAGTTGAGTCGTTATCAAATTTGGTTACTAAAATAGCTTGATATGCGGTGTCTCCAGTAACGCTTGTAGTAGCGATAGGAGACTGCGCTGCGCTTCCTGCGGTAACAGCAAGTCTTCCACCAGCTGTCGTAGTCCCCACCAGCAAGTTGCCGCTTGAGTCTATACGGGCACGTTCTGAGCCACCTGTCTTTAATACAAGCGTTTGGTCTACTCCATTTCCACCGATGTACCAATTCTCTGTTGAGCCGTATTTAGAGCTAATGTAGTTGTAGCTTGCGCCATTTGCATTTAACGCATTTAATTGAATTCCAGACGCATAGTTATTGGTAGATGTCTCCAGATTTAATATGGAATCTGTACTTGCCGCACCAACAATCCTTGCTCTGCCGTTTGCGCTAGTGCCACCAAGAATCCAATTCCCACTCGCATCCAGAGTCATTGCCTGAGTAAGGGTAATAGCGTTTCCTGCTGTTTGTGATGCGCCGTTAAACCAACTGTGGCCGCCATCACTCATCACATAGCGTCTGCTTGCGCCCGTGTATTTGGTGATCCAATTTGATCCGTTGAAAAACGCGTTTTGCGTTACAGCAACATCGACCGAGCCAGCGTTTGTGTTGGCAATTGCCCCGAACTGAACGTCAATGGCTTTGTATCCTCCACCCCAAGCACTAGGAGTAACTCCCAAGCCTAGATTGCCAGAGGTGTCAAACCTAGCTATCTCCGCACCGCCTTCAGCAAAAGCAATCGTGTCAGCGGCAGGGAAGAACATACCTGTGTTAGTGTCGCCTGTTGTGGTAATGGCGGGAGCACCAGCCGAGCCAGCGGAGAATGTTGCAACACCCGTTGCGCCCAAAGTAGTAAACGCACCAGTAGATGCAGTAGTCGCACCAATGGTTGTATCGTTGATAGTTCCACCAGTTATCGCAGCAGAAGCATTGTCTGTCTTCGTAGCAATAGCAGTAGCAATGTTATTGAACTCAGTATCAATCTCAGTACCACGAACAATCTTGAGTGGATCACCAGGCGTTAGATTGTCTTTAGTTGCAAAGTTAGTGCTTTTTGTGTAATTTGACAAGATTATTCTCCTTGTGTGAGTTTAATACTCACGAAATTTTGCCATTCTTAGATTGAATCTCAATCTTCTGAATTGATAATTGAGTGCCGTTGATCGTAGTTTCGTAACCAGTTTGAACAATCTTTCCTGCACCAGAAGCATTCACATCCAATGTTCTGATAAGCACACCACTTGAATACTGAGCAACCCCATATTCAGCTATTCCATACTCAGAAATAGATTGTGTAGCAATGTTGGCGTTTGCAGACAGATAATTGGCTGCGAAGTCAAATCCCCACTTGATCGTCACAAACTGGTTTGAGCCACCAATGATGATTGTCTTGATTCTCTTGAGAACAGAGATCTGATTCTCATTGCCCAGATCAGCATGGTTCGTGTAGTACGCCATCCGATAAGTAGATGTGTTATCTAAGTAACCATCATACTTACCAATGTATCCAGTCTTACCAATGTACAAATCACCATTTCTAAGCGCATATAAAGACTTAGGAGTGATGGAATCCCACTTGGTTACTCTGTTAGACCCATCTTGCAATTGCATCTTTGTATCAAAACAATAGACTTGTGCTGAAGTAGGCAAAACCAACAGATAAAAAGCATTCTTCTCTGAGTAAACAGACTTGAGGTTAGCCAATGTCTCAACAGCCAAAGACCCAATTAAATCAGAACGAACATTCTTAGATATGTCTCTCAAAGGAGCAGACTTCTCTTGGATAGTCCTCATCAATGAACGAACACCAGAGTCTGACAAGAAAATTACATCAGTACCAATACTCTGAATAGAATCTCTAGCAATACATCCAATAGAACCTACTGTGTCACTTAACTGAAGCGTTGCAGGAGTTGTTGCACCAGAGTAAACAAGAATCTGTCGTTTACCAAAGATAAACAAGAAATCATTGTGAGCCGCCAATCCCATGATCTCATCAGAACCATTAGGCCATACACGAGACACATCTAAAGTACCAGTAGTACCACCCCCCCATACATGACCTGCAATCAGATCAGAGAAAGTAATCGTTACTTTGTTAGTAGATGTATTGGCAACCCACAAACGACCAAAAGCAGAAATACAAATGTTTGCTTGTGGAACAGTACCTACATAACCAGTCTTCTCAGAAACTCTGCGATAAGTGGTAGTACTCACCGCTGGGTCATAAATCAATGGATCGTGTCCAGTTTGGAAGAAATAAGTGATTCCATTCAAAGAAGCACAATGCCAGTTACTAGCACTAATGGTAGGAGCAGAACCACCACCACCATAGGTCAACTCAGTTACAGCATTGGAAGTACCAAGTTTGAACAACTTATTGTTGCCAGCAAACAACACAGTCAATGTGCCATCAATCTGCACTAACTCATGGATAACAGTTACATCGTTAGACCCAAGGTTTCCAGATGAAGAATTAACCAATGTATAACCCTTGCGAGCACCAATACGTCCATACTGGTCAATCACGCAATTAGAAGCAACCAAAGCAAAACCAGAAGACAAATCCAATGGAGAGTCTTGCGTATTCAGGCCATAAAAGCCTGGTGCGCTTATGCTATTACTTTGTAGTGGAGCTGCCATTAGACCGCCACAAAGTTGTCTTCAGGGTAACGAGTGCTTTCCAACGCAATAGCATCAGATAGCATTCCACGGAACAAAGCATAAGCCTCTGAACTTGCCGTACCGCCATCTTCACCACGTTCAATCAAAGCACGAGCATAAGCACTCTGAGTCACCAAATAGTCTAATACCTTTACAGATGTGCCATCAGCAGACAAAGCCGCTTGTGGGATGGTCAAATCAAACAACAGAGTAAAAGCACCAGAAGGAACAGGAAACAAGTCTACTTTTGTGTCTCCATTACCATCCACACCGCTAAAGCAGAACTCTGATGGAATAGACTGTGAAGGTGCGCCAAGGTTCAATTTGCGGTTCATGTCCACAAACTCAATGTTCCGAAGACCAATTAAACTTGTTGTGTTAAGCGCATCATTGATACGGAACTTCTGTCCCGCACCTGTCAAAGCATAAGAACTCGTGCCAGCAGTAGTCGTTACTGTGATTGCTTGAGTAAGACAATTCCAGTTGTAAGAGTCTTCAATCTGTCTCTTAGCATCATTGACAAACTTGCCGATCAAAGCAGAATATGTTGTCTCTGAAACAGTAGAAACATTAGTCTCACGCAAACGAGTGAGTACATCATTGACTAATTCTAGGTATGTCATACTCGTTGTGACCCTTCAATTTCAAATGTTGCAATGACAGAAATGGTAGACCCAGACTCTGATGTAGCAGTCAAATAGTCGCCTTCTTCCATCACAATATACTGATTAACATCAATCTCGGCATAAGTTGATTTAGATGTTAAGGTGTATTCATTTGTAATTAGGATAGAAAGGCTTGCACTTGAATCATACCAAGTGAAACTTATGTGCTTATTTGATGAGCCGTTGTTTGATGCGTGTAAAAGTACACACCTAGCGTAATAGCCAGTCGGAACTGTAAACAGCGTAGTAGCCGTATTAGCAGTTAAATTTGCACCGACTGACCTTGCTCTCATTTCTTATTCCTCTTAGAGATCGCTTTAGCTTTTGCTTTAGCGTCTTCCTTGGACGTTGCGCCCCAAGCTCTAAGAGAAAGTAAAAGTCGGGTAGGCTTTCCATCTTTCATCTCAGCGCCAGGCATATTGCCCATACGTGCTAAAAAGGATGCCCTACGAGGGTT